GTCGAGTCCCTATGTTCCTTCAAAGTGAGCGAAGGACGACCTCTAATTCCATCATCGGATGCGGAGGTCTTTAGGATGATAACTGGGCCACAGCACGTGATCTGGCAAGACCTGGGACGCTCAGCGTTGACCTCGTCAGGGATCCTTATGGGACTCCCCACGACTTGGTCGATCCTGAATCTCGTCCAGCTCTGCTGGGTCGGATATTCGAAACAGAAGGCTTCTTTCCAAGCGCTCATGGCGGACAAATCTTTCTCCATTTGTGGAGATGACCTCGTTGCCTTCTGGCCTCTCGCTAGGGTTGAGAGCTACGAATCCATCGTAGAACGTTGTGGCGGAAAGTTCTCGAAAGGTAAGCACCTATACAAGCCAGATTTCGGGATATTTACGGAAAAGGCTTTCCAGTTGACCTGGAAATCCCAGTACGAGTTCCCTAATCTGCTTCCATTTGGTGCTGAGGACTTTCCCATCATCCATGAAAACGGACAAAATTTCCGGTACAAGCCAATAGGTCACGCTAAGGTCCTAATCCCTACAGCGTCACTCTTTGAAGTCGCGCCGCTCAGAGCGATTGCTGGATTAAATCCACGCAGTCAACTGAGCCCACACGATATCAAAGATCCTGCACTGAGGGTTGGGGCTGTTTCCGAGAGTGTCCCTCCGACTTTTCGACACACATTTGCAAGTGTGATTCGAAGGGTGGTCCCGGGCATTTCCCGACGTCTGCGTAACTATGGCTTGGCTCCTTGTTTGCCAAGAGCACTTGGTGGTGGTGGACTACTACCATTGTCCCGGAGGGACGCTTTAGCAGGCTCGCTAAAGAGGAGAGAGCGGGAGGTCTTGTGTGGGTTGGTATACCGTACGGCGTACCGTCCCTGGCTCGATTATCGCGGGCTCTGGAAGACTAGTCTTCCGGAAGAATCTCGCAAGTGGATAATCGAGAACATGCTCCTGCGCGCTCAAATTCTCTTGGCGAAGCCCGGTTCACAACCCGGCAAGGGAGATCGATTCTTGAAGATCGGTGGTGGCACAGAAGGTTTAGAATCTGCTCTTCTTGATGGCTATTCTGCCTATCAAGTAAATCAGTTCTTCCCCTTTCCTGAGTCAAACCAACCGCTCCGATTGAACCCGACGGCTTTGACTAGGGGTATCAGACAAATCAATAAGATTGTCCGAGCCCGCGCATTCATTTCGCGCACTGGGGAGGGCGTACCTCTCTTCCAGTCAGTCAGCCCAAAGGCTCCGTTAGAATCTATCCTCTCCCGGTTCGAGCGCCGTGCTATTCGCGCCCCGGTCCTATGGTATGGGCCTGATCTTCATTGGGAGCACCTGCTCCCATCTCAAAAGC